TTTGGGTCTGTTTACGGGTTGGCCAGCGTGACCAAAGGAGGCGAGAATGGCCGGCAAGCCGGGGCCGATCCCGAAGCGCTCGAGCGAGCGTCGACGGGAGAACAAGCCCGACATGCCGATCATCGACGCCCCGAAGACTCCCGTCGCGGACGTCGTTTGGCCAGAGCCTGACCCTGAGTGGGGGCCGACCATCACGCGGTGGTACCTGTCCCTGCGCGAATCACCGATGGCACGATTTTACGTCGCGACCGACGTTGCCGAGGCGTGCGTTCGTGCTGAAGTTGGCAATAGGATGCTCAACGGCGCCGGCACGCGCGGCGTTGCCAAGGGCGTCTCGGGGCAGTTGTACGCGGCGTGGGTCGACAGCACCGCGGACCTCGGCACAACTGAGGGCGCCAGGCGACGGTTGCGGATCGAGCTCGAGCGACCCGACGACTCAGAGATCCCGCACAGCGTCATCCAGTTGAATACCTACCGCACCCGCCTTTCCGCTGATGGCGCGTGATCGTCGCGCCGCGATCTCTTCGCGGTGCAACGCGTAATATCGGCGCTTCTGAGCGTTGCGCGTCTCCCGGTGACGCTCCTCCCACGCCAGCTGGCGAGCGGCAATTTCTTCTCGATGAGCTGCGCGGTACCCCTGGTCTTCATCGCGATTTCTCATGAAGCGTCCAGCAGCCGCCGTCGCTCGTAGTATTCGCGATGTTTTGCGCGGTACCGAACAGGGTCCGCCTCGCGCCTGAGTCGGTCGCGTTCGCGCGCGGCCGCGCGCTCATCGTCTGACGGGGGGTGCGCGGCGCGCCAGGCTCGTTGGCGCGCGCTTCTCTCGCCGGATAGGTAGCGCAAACGATCGCGCTCTCGATCCTCTTCCGTGCGCGGGCGCGGTGGATGCTCGGCGTAGTATTGCGTGGCCCACTGTCGGCGGTGCTCAATGTTTCGCTCCCGCCAACTGGTGCCCCTCGCCCTGGCGCGTTCGGGGTGACGCTTTCGCCAGCGTTGATCCTTGTCTCGCTTGCCGTTTGGATGAGTCGCATCCCATTCTGCGGTCCAGGCTAGGAACTGTTCGCGGTTCTCGGCGTAGTTCCGGGCATGCCGCTCATGCGCCCTCTCGCGCTTGCAGATTAGACAGAGGCGATAGCCGTAGCGCTGCCTCCCGGTCGATTCGGGTGTCCAGGGATGGCCTCTCCTGCATGCTGCGCTCTTCGCGCGTTTCGACTCTTCGCGCTCGATCTGGCGCTGCGCTCGCGCTGCTTCCCTCTCCACCCTAGCCTCTTCGACCTTGGGTTGTCGTCTCGCCCTCTCGTACGCGGTCTTGGCAGTCCGGCATGGTCCGCAGGGCTTCTCCCCGCGCTTGTAGTGAAGGGTGCAGCCGCTGACCGTGCCGCAAACGGTATCGCCCTTACGGCCCGAGGTCATGCGGCGGCGTTGACGGCCGGTCGCCAGAACAGGACGATTTCAGCGATCTTCGCTCGGCACTCCGCATCCGAAACGGTGGGATCGTCCACGAGGGCGATGATCGACCTGAGCCCGGACTGCATGACGCTGAGAGTCCACAACTGTCGCCGACGCGTCGGGGTGACCTGCCCGAGCGTTCCCGCCTGGTGGGCGGCGATCAACTCCTTGGGCTTGTAGCGGAACTGCTGGTGTAGCGAGAAAGGCACGTCGGCAAACCGCTTCTCCACCGGCCACTGCTTGCCGGTCATTCGGAGAGCGGTGAGGCGCTGACGAGTCCAGCCCGTCTCCGAAACGATGCGGGGAAGGTTCTGCTCGTACTCCAGGGGCGTGAAGGTCGCAAGCGCGGACGCGAGCGCCCACTCGTCCCGATTGATCGCCCTAGCAAGCGAAGCGATGTTCCGGATGGCAGCGTCGATCTCTTGTTTGGTCATCGGCTCTCCGTGATGGACTACAAGTGTCGTCGCGCACTCTACCCGAATGTCACGACATTTGCAACAGGAGACGCCGTGTTATGGCCGTTCGGCCTGAGCCGATCCGGTCGTGGCCGGACGTCGTTCCGCCCGACAACCGGACACTCGGCTGGCAGGTGCTGGAGTGGACCGCTGAATACCTGAACCAACCTGACGGGCCAGCAGCCGGCAAGCCCTGGGAGTACACGACCGAGCAGGTCAAAATCATCCTGCGCTGGTATCAAATCGACGACACTGGCCGGTTCATTCACCGCCGCGGCGTGCTCCGGAGGATGAAGGGCTGGGGCAAGTCCCCGTTCCTGGCCAGCCTGGCGGCGGTGGAGTTGTGCGGCCCCTGTCGGTTCGACGGGTTCGACGCCAAGGGGATGCCCGTCGCGAAGCCACACGCGGCGCCGTGGATCCAGATAGCCGCCGTCAACCAAGAGCAGACGAAGAACACCATGACGGTGTTCCCGAGCCTCTTCTCCGCGACGTGCGGCACTGAGTACAACCTCGACATAGGCAAGCTCCAGGTCTACGCGCGAAAGGGCGCGGCCCGGATCGAGGCGGTCACATCATCCCCTCGAGCGCTTGAAGGTGGTCGACCCTCATGGGTGATCGCCGACGAGACGCAGCACTGGGTTTTGGCCACTGAAGGCCCGAAGATGATGGAGGCGATCTCCCGGAACCTCGCGAAGTCCCGCGACGGCTCCGCGCGGGTCATGGAGATCACCAACGCGCACCTGGTCGCCGAGGAGTCGGTGGCCGAGGCGACGTACGAAGCCTGGCGGCAGGCGAAAGGCAACCTCGAGGGCGTCTACTACGACGCGACCGAGGCGCCGAAGATCGTCGACGAAGCGGGCGAGTTGGTCCCGATCCACGAGCTGACCGACGCGCAGATCAAGGACGCGCTCCTTGCGGCTCGTGGCGACTCGACATGGCTCGACGTCGACCGTCTCCTGGCTGAGATTCGCGACCCGAACACATCGCAGTCGGTGGCGCGGCGGTTCTACTTCAACCAGGTCACCGAGGGCGTCAACGAAGAGTGGCTCCCGGCCGGCGCGTGGGACGCGCTGAAGATCCCCGACGCAGAGATCCCGGACGGCACGCCGGTCATCATTTCTGTCGACGGCGGGTACAACGACGACTCGACCGGCATCATCGCGAGCTCCATTCCGGGTCGCGTCGAAGAGGGTCAGCAGCCACAGCCTGTCTTTCAGCAGGTCGTGTGGTGCTGGGAACTTGACCCCGAGATAGCCAAGCTCGACGAGTCGGCGCGCACCGTCGGCATCGAAGAGGCCGAGGACGAGATCCGGAAAGCGTGCAAGAAGTGGCGCGTCCGGGAGATCGCGTTCGACCCCTACCGCTGGGCTCGCACCATGCAAGCGCTTCAGAAGGAAGGCTTGCCGGTCGTCGAGTATCCCAACTCCCCCGAGCGAATGATTACCGCGACGCAGCGGTTTCAGACAGCCGTGCTCGCCGGCACGGTTGCTCACAACGGGGACGTGCGACTCGCGCGTCACATCGGCAATGCGGTGACTCGGGAAAACAACCGAGGCAAGCGCATTGTCAAGGAGACGAAGTGGTCGCCTCGAAAGATCGACCTCGCCATCGCGGCGGTTATGGGGCATGACCGCGCCGCCGACCAGCCTGCGGGGCAGGGGGCGGCATGGCTGGCCTACATGCGGAAGAAGATCGAGGGCGAGACGACAGTGAAGCCTTCGGCCACAACCGCAACGGTCGAACCCTCGCCGCCGCCGACACGCGTCTCCGAGTTCTTTCAGAACGACGAACCCCGCACCGCTGCCACGTGCCATCACCGCTGGATGCAGCAGGGGCACGGTGGGTACAGCTGCGTCAGCTGCGGAACCTGCCGGCACAACTTTGTTGCCAGAGTCTGCATTTACTGCGGGGAGAGTGAAGCCTGATGGCCCTTGCGATTCCGTTCCTTCGCCGTCGGCCTGACGTCGACGTCAAGGCCATCGAAGAAAGGGCAATGGCAAAGGCCGTCGACGCGGTTCGCGGTAGTCTGCTCGAGCACGATGCGGTACGCAAGTCGTACATGGACGGAGGCGCAGCTGCCCTGTCCGCTCGCGGCGGCGCAGTCGGTTCGTGGAGCAGCCCGTTCGGCGGCACGATGGGCGGCTCACTCAGCGGCCTCGACGGCCAGCTCATGTCGCGCATCACGCAGAACCTCGCGCGCAGCTTCGGCCGCACCCCGGATGACCTCCAGGACGCGCTTGCCGCTCAAGGCATGTCGTGGGGCTCGGTCTTCTCCCCTGGCCCACCGCTCCAGCCGTTCTTCGGCTACCGGACGCCCGCGCGCACATTCGACTTTCAGCCCGGCGTCAACACACAGGTCACGCCCCGGTGGGACCGGATCTCGTTCACCACCCTGAAGGCGCTGTGGGAAGCGTACGACGTCGCGCAAATCTGCACGAAGCACCTCATCAACGATGTGCGTTCGCTCGAGTATCACTTCGAGGCGCAGCTCGGCGTTCGCGACGACGTGTCCGACGACATTCGCAAGGCGCGCGAGTTCTTCGACAGCCCTGACAAGCGGCTGCCCTTCCGCGCGTGGCTCGCGAAGTACCTGATGGACGCGATCCGCTTTGACGCGGGGACGCTCTACATCAGGCGCAATCGCGGGCAGGATCCGATCGCGCTCGAAGTCGTCAGCGGCGTGACGATGATCCCCCAGGTCGACTACTACGGCCGGATCCCGACCGACGAGAACGACCAGGATCCGCAGCTGTCGCCCGCTGGGACGTTCCGCGGCACGAAGACGCCTGGCTACGTCCAGATCATTCAGGGCATGCCGGCGACGTGGTTTGCGGCTGACGACATCATCTACCAGCCGATCAACCCGATGCCGGACTCGCAGTACGGGCTCGCGCCGCTCGAGGCGGTGATGCTCACCGCGAACACCGACCTCCGGTTCCAGTGGCACTTCCTCAACTACTTCACGAAGGGCAACCTCCCTGCCGGTTTCATGGAGGCGCCCCCGGATCTCACCAACGCCGAGCAGGTCGCTGAGTTCCAGCAGATTTGGGACGGCATGATGCTGGGCGACCAGCAGCGGATCCGCCAGATCCGGTGGGTGCCCGCAGGAGCGAAGTTCACGCCGGTTGGCTCGTCCGCGTACAACTTCGACGAGAACTTTCCGCTGTACCTGATGCGGCGCACCTGTGCCGCTCACGGCGTCACGCCGGCCGATCTCGGCTTCACCGACACGGTGAACAAGGCGACGTCAGAGACTCAGGTCGACGTGCAGTTCCGCGTCGGCACGCTGCCGATTGTCAAGCACGTCGAGGACGTCATCAACCTGTTCCTGTCGGAGCACATGAAGCTCCGCGTCAGGCTGCGGTTCGACACGGGCCGAGAGATCGAGGATCGTCTCGCGACCGCTCAGGCAATGGCCATCTACATCGACCACGCGGTCGTGTCGCCGGAAGAAGAGAGGGCCCGCCTTGGCTACCCGGTCGACCACGCGCACCCGATGCCGCGCTACGTGAACAACGCGCGCAACGGCCCCGTGCCTGCCAACGCGATCATCACGCTCGCCGGGAAGCTCGACCCCGAGACGTTCATGCCCGCCAAGGACGCGAAACTCCCGGATCACCCGTTCATCCCGGCGCCCGGCACCGTGCCGCCCATCGGCTCGCAGGACGCGAAGAACGCCGACAACGCCACGGCGGCGATGCAGGCGAACATGATCCAGCAGAACCAGGGCAAGGCCGCGCCGAACCCGGACAATGCCACGACGTCGCCGCCTGCTCCCGCCGCGCGGCCGTCGCAGCGCCCGGTCACCAAGGGGTTCGATGACGACGAGACGCGTGACGCTGCGTTGCGCGGCAGCTCTCAGGCGATCCGGGATTTCTTGAAGGAAGTCACTGCCGGAATCACGGCCGCCTCGGGGATGACCGGCGTCGACCTGGCGGGCGGCGCGTCCGAAGAGGACGACGATGACGACGAGCGCGCCGAGAAGGTGTCGACTCAGCTGAACCAGTGGAAGCAGAACACCCTCAATCGGATGCTCCGCAAGGGTGAGCGCCCGCGCCGCTTCGTGAGCACTGACCTCCCGTCCGACGTCGTTGAAGGCGTGTGGGCGGATCTCCAGCTGGCGAAGACCCGCGCCGACGTCGACCGCATCTTCAGGGCCTACGACCCAAAAGCGCTACCCCGGCCTGAGCCGGGGGCGGTAAAGGGCAAGACCGTCACCGCTGCCGGGATCGCCGTGGTAGCGCAGGACACCGGCCGCGTGCTGATGCTCCAGCGCGACTTCGATGACCAAGGCAAGTCGAGCGCCGGCCGCTGGGAGTGGCCCGGTGGCCGTCTCGAGGACGGCGAAGATCCGTGGACCGCTGCGCTCCGCGAGTGGCAGGAAGAGACGGGCAACAAGCTCCCGAAGGGCGAGACAACCGCGACGTGGGCGCACGACGGTTATATCTGCTTCGTTTATAACATCTCGCACGAGTCGGACATTCACCTGAACCCCGACCGTGACGACATGGAAGTCACGGACCCGGACCATCCGAAGGCCGAACAGACCGAAGTGATGGCTTGGTGGCGGGTGAAGGATGCCAAGCACTCGGACGACGCGCTGCGCGGTGGGTTCGAGGATTTCGACTGGTCACTCGTTGAGGACGCAACATGATCGTCGCTGTGGATCTCGACGGCACGGCCGATGCGTTTCCGCGTGAGTTGCAGTCACTCATGTCCGCAATGCAAGCGGCTGGCCATACCGTGATCGTGGTCACTGGCACCGATACCGCCACCATAGATCCGGCCGAAGTTGACGGCAAGACACAGTTGCTTGCGTCTCTCGGCATGGGCCAGTGCTACCAAACGCTCGTCGTGATCCCCGGTCCCGAGGACGAGGTAGCGGATCGCAAAGCCGCGTACCTGCAATCGGTCAACGCGTCGGTGCTCATCGACAACCGCAAAGCGAACTGCAAGGCCGCCACAAAGGCGGGGATCCTCGCGCTCTGCACATGGGGGAGCAAACAGTGAACGAAGCGCTTGTGGCGGGAGCCGAAGCTCCGGTGACGTGGCCGTGCCGCTGCCGTTTGGCGCCCTTCGGGTCACCCACCCTCGACGAGTTCGATCCTGATTGCCGGATCCACCGTCCAGACGCTTTCGATCTCTTCGGCCCCGGTGGCGCGTTCATCGAGCGCCAGGAGGTCAAGGCATGTGTCTGACGTGCGGCTGCGGCCGATCTGACGACGCGCACGGCGACAGCCGTCACATCACGCTTACCGATCTGCGCTCCGCAGCTGAGGCGGCGAACCTGTCGGTCCTCGACGCGGCCACGAATCTCACCAAGGCGATCAGCCTTGTGAGCAAGACGATTGACCGAGGCGACGTCGCCGGGCTCGTCATCAAGGCCGACGACACAAAGCGGTTCCTGTTGACGGTCGCCTATCCAGCGTGGAAGCCCGACGTCGCGGTCGCAGCTGATGGCCACATTGACGTCGCGCCCGCCGATGTGGTGGAGCGCGCGTGCTGGAACTTCATGCGGAAGGGCGCTCGCCTGGGCATGTATCACCAGCGCGACGTCACCGACGAGGCCGAGGTCGTCGAGAACTACATCTATCGCGGCGACCCGTGGGTCATCAAGGCGGCCAATGGAACCGAGCAGCTCGTCATGCCTGACGACTGGCTTGTCGGGATCGTGTGCTCGCCGTCTACATGGTCCCTCTACAAGTCCAATGCCATCGGCGGCGTCAGCCCACAGGGCGGCGCGCGCCGGCGATCCCCGTCAGCGGACACGTTGGCGCGCGTAAGGAGTCGACTCAATGCCTGAAGTTGCACTGACCGAGATGACCGATCTCGACCCGGACACGCTCCACCTTGTCAAGAACGGCGCGAACGGTTTCCCCGCGCTCCTGGCGAAGTCTGTCGCCGACGAGATCGAGGAAGCGGCAAAGGGCTCCGATGAGGCTGCGACGCAGGAAGAGGAAATGACCGGGGAAGGTGCGAAGTCGTCTTCGGCCGAAGCCGACGCGCAGCTGGCGGAAATGACCGACGAGGCAGCTAAGAGCCTGTGCTTCGTCGACGACTGCGAGGTTTGTGCGCCGCTGCTCGCGAAGGCGAAGCTCAAGGCGTCACAGCGGCGCGCGCTCCCCAAGTCGGATTTCGCAATCCCCGAGAAGGCGCCGAAGTCGGGCAGTTACCCGATCAACGACAAGAACCACGCCGACAACGCGCTGGCGCGCTCGAGCGGCAAGCCCGAAGCGGCGCGTGTACGCGCGGCGGTGCAGCGCAAGTTTGGCGGCGCGAAGAAGGCTGACGAGGCCGAGAAGGCCCGCGTCAAGCAGACGACGAAGACCTCCTGGCCGGTGCCAAAGGGAAAGCAGGGAAAGGCCAAGAAGTCACCCGGCGTTCCGGATTACGCGACCGAGACACCCCGCGAGGCGGGACACGAGCGCTCGACCGGCGTTTCGGGCGCGCGCATCGCCGACATGACCGACGGCACGATCCATCCTCACGACGATCCGAGTTTTCACGGTGGCGGGGAGTCGCCCTACGTCATCCCGAACGAATCCCTGATCGACCCGCACGGCAAGCCCGACGTCCCCCATGCGATCAACCGGCAGCACCAGGGCTCCGAGTTGACGAAGACCGAACGGTTCACCGTCACGCAGCTCTTCGCCGCGTTGCAGCGCGAGCAGCTGCGGAAGGATGCCGGTGGCTTCATGGCCATCGACAACCCTGACGCTGGCGCTCCCGGCTCGCCCGCGTGGGAGAAGTACGACAGCGCGACCCTCGGCGACATTGCGTCGACGCTCGCGTCGTGCGGGAAGGCCATCGACGCGATGATGCGGCGCGAAGCCATCGAGGCGGCCGCAGGAGACGCGGGAGACGTCAAGGACACCTGGGATCTGAGCATGGCCGGCGATGCGCTCGACAACGCGTTGAGCATCGTGGCGCGGCTCGCGTTCCACGAAGGCGCGGCTGCCAAGGCCGAAGAAGAGATCGCCGAGAAGGCTGATCTCACCAACGCTCGCAATCGTCTCACCGCTGTGTTCGGTGACGAGAACATCAACCAAGCCGAGCACAACGGCTCTGCAAAGAAAGGGACAATCACCGTGGAAACGACCCCCTCGGAACTCGGATCCGCCATCGTCACCGCCGTCGAGAAGGCGCTCGACACTCGCGACAAGCAGGCCAAGAAGGCGGCCAAGAAGGCCGACAAGCTGGCCCGCAAGAACGCGAACAACAACGGTGACATCAGCGAGGGAACGCTGCGCGCTGGCGTGACCGCGCACACCGATGCCGATGACGTCGGATCCGCCGGTAACGGCGTGGTCAAGGGCGGCGGGAACGGCAAGCTCAAGAAGCAAGTCAAGGAACTCTCGGCGAAGCTCGAGAAGGTGGCAGGGCAGCCGCAGTCAGGCGGACCCATTCTGGACGGTCAACCGCGCGGGACTCAGGTCAACGCGGGCGATCAAGGCGGAATGCTGGTCAAGGGCGCCGACGGTCGCGACTACCAGGTCATCAAGGGCGTGGACGGGAAGGACTACCAGGTCGCGACGGCCTCGACCATCGACGCGATGGAGAAGGAGTTGCAGGCGACGCTCGCTCAGACGGGCCCGGATGCCGCGAACCGCGCGTCGGCACTCGGATACCAGCTGACCCGCGCGAAGCTCGTTCGCGGCCACATCTTCGGCGAAGTCTAGAGCTTCGCCCGTCGACTCACCAACTGGCGCGTGTCCGTTTCAGCGCGCCCATTTTCAGAAGGAATCTCGATGAACAGCCCGACCGAACAGGTCACTCAAGAGACTCTTGAGGCGAT